GCGCAGCCGAATGGGGCGTGATACAGGTCAACGCCGAGGATGGCATGGTGGCGCCGCACGGCTGGGACGAGCGAATCCTTGCGAGCGGCTGCAAGCTGATCGACGCGGAGAACATCGAGCAAATTCTGGGGGCGAAAAAAGCATGATTCCCGAGCCGGCCATTGTCGTCTGCACGACTAACGCAAGATGCCTCGACGTGCTCAAGGCGTCGGTCAAAGCCTACGTGCCACGCAACATTCGCACCTACTATTTCCACGGCGTCGGCGCGACGTTCGGCGAGGCTTACAACCACGCGGCGCGGATCGCGTTCAAGGAGCACGACCAGATCGTCATCTGCAACGATGACATCGTTTTTACACCGACGACGTGGCGGACGCTTCTGGCCGACGTTGCGCTGCTCAAGGAGGCCGTCGCCGATCTCGGCTACGTCGCAGCACGCTCGGACTACGCGCGAGGCGCGCAGAACATCCGTTCCGGCACCGGGCGATTGGACTTTCTGCGGTTCGAGAGCGAGCGCAGCATTATTGAGACGCCGGTCATCGCGCCGATTTGCGCGTGGATTCACCGCGACGCTTGGGTCGATTTTCCGCCGATCAACTGGTTTTCCGATGACGTGCAATGCGCCGACATGAAGCGCCGGCATTTTATCTCGCGGGCTTACGTGCACCACGTCGGCTCGCAGACGTGCGGCAACGACGCCGCCAAGTGCATGGCCGACGCTGAGCCGTGGCTGAAAGCAAACCGGCCGGCGCTGCACGCGGTGCACTTCGGGCGGGTTTGACGATTCTCGCAATAGTATGGCCGCCGTCCGAGACTTCGACCCGACGCAAATCAACTCCGACTTTTCGGCGATACTTGCGCAGGCGGGCATTTCATTCACGTATCAGGGCGCAAGCATTACGGGCGTCTGGTCATCTTCGCGCAACGCGTTTGCTGAGTTCGAGGACCAACGCCGCGACGATTCGCGCTTCACCGTGTTTCTTCTCACGACGAGCGTGAGCGCCGTGCCGCAGGTCACGCAGACGCTTTCACGAGCCGGCATCACCTATTTCATCGACCGAGTCATGCTCGACGCCGAGGGCGCGGGATGTGAACTTGAAGTGCAAAAGTCGATATGATCGAGATCGAGGCAAAGTTCAGCCGGCTCGAATATCAGTTGGCGCGGCTCGCGCTTGCGGCAAAAGTAGACCTCGGGCTGGTCATCAAGGAGGAGGCGAAATACGCGATTCAGACCGTCGTCAAATTTACTCCGCCCAAGAGCAAGCAGCAGGGCGCAAACGCGGTGCGGGCTGACTTTTCAAGACTGGCAGAGCCGCTCGTTTATCAGGACTTGCAGGCGAAGGCGACCAAAGGCGGATTCTACACATCGATGGCGCGTTACGTGCGCAACCGGCAGGTCGAGAAACTGCGGGCGCTTCTGCGCAATCCGAAGCTCTCGCACTACTACGGCATGAGACTTTTGGAAAACGAGGACGCGCTGCGCCTTTACCACCGCAGCAGACAAAAAACAAACGCACGAGGCCGAATTACAGGTAAGCCGGATCACCTGGCATTTGGATCTGACTTCAAAAAATATCGCAACGAGATCGAGGGACGCGTCGGCTGGACCGTCTCGGGATGGAACTCATCGGCAAAAGTCACCGGTGCGCGATACAAGAAATTCAGCGACAAGCTCAAGCCGCAGGCGAGCGGCAACAAGCTGTTCGGTTCGGTGCGATCCAGCTTCGGTCCGCAGCCTTTTATCAAAGCCACGGCGCACAACGTGAAGATCCTAAATTATCAGCGCATGATCGACGGCGCGATCAACTCGCGGATCAAAACGACCACGAAGAAAGTCGCCGCAGTTCTCGCCAACCGCGCCGTCAATCTTGGCTTCACCCGCGTCGGCGGCGCGATGCCAATCAAAACAGCAGCATGAGCACCCGCACAAACATCCGCAACGCCACCGCCACCGCGCTCACAGGCGCTCTCGTCGTTCCGACCGCGAATATCCTGCGAGGCAGGAACAACACGATTGCGAGCATCAGCTTCCCGGCCGCCGCCGTTTACGCAGTGAGCGAGCAAATCGAAGTTCGCACGCTCGGGCCGACCAATCGCACGCAATACCGCCAGCTGCAGCTCGTGGTGGATTACTTCACCGCCGAAAGCGGAACCTACCTGATCGATGACCTTTTCGACACCGGCAGCGCAGCGGTCGAGGCGGCCGTGCTTGCGGACGTTACGCTGGGCGGGCAGTGTCAGGACCTGCATTTGACGTCCGTCGAATATACGATTGAGCCAGACGAAGACCGGCGCTTCGGCTCGGCTCGGCACACTTTTAACTGCATCTATTTTTCAACCGACTAACCTCATTTTATGGCAACCAAACTCGGCCGCGAAGGCCTAATCAAATTATCCAGCACGACCATCGGCGAGCTGCGCAACTACGCTCTGACGCACACCTCCGACACCGTGGAAGATTCGGTCATCGGCGACACCTACCGCACCCGGCTCGCATCGATGAAATCGTTCTCGGTTTCTGGTGACCTTTACTGGGACGAAGGCGACGCCGGCCAGCTCCTGATCACCATCGGCTCGCAGGTCACGCTCAACCTTTACCCAGAAGGCGGCACCGCCGGCGACGTTTACTATTCCGGCGCCGCCATCGTGACCCAGTTTAACGTCTCCGCGTCATTCGACGGCATTATCGAGGGCTCGATCGCCTTCGAGGGCAACGGTCCGCTGAGCACCCTAACGGCTTAATTTAGCAGGCAAAACACACACACACAACACATGGACGCAATCGACCTCGTCAGAGAACACTTCGCCTCACTCGGCACGCGCAAAATCGACGTGCCGGAGTGGAAGCTCGTCGTGCACGCAACGCCGGTCACGCTCTCGGAAAAGAACCGGCTTTATCGTCGCAGCAAAGAGAACGACATGGAGCTGCTCGTGGACATCTTGATCATGAAGGCCACCGACGAGCACGGCGCAAAGCTGTTTACGATCGAGCACAAGCCGACGCTGTTGAACAAAGCGGACAGCAACGTCGTCGGCCGCGTCGCAAACGCCATTCTCGCCGATGACGCGCCGAAGGCGGACGACCTAAAAAACTGATCTACGGCGGGGAGGCGGCAGACCTCCTCGCCGTTTACGCGCTCGCGGATCGTCTGCACAAATTTGCCCACGAGGTGCTCGCGATGCCGGCCGAAGAATTGAACGGCTGGCTCGCTTACATCGAATACCAAAATCGAAAACTTAAACAACATGGCTGAGGCAACATTCACACTGCGGGCGGTCGATGACACGAAGAAGGCTTTTGCTGGGATTCAGAATAGTCTGACGCGCTTGCAAAAAACCACCGCAAGCATCGGGACACTAGGCAAAAATCTTTTGGGTGGCAGTGCGCTTGTGGCGACGATGACGATGCTGAAAGGCAAAATCGATCAGGTCGTAACAGCGAGCGATGAGATGGGAATGAGCGACGAGCAAATTCTTGGAGCAATGCGCTTCCAAAATGCAATCGAGGGGCTGCTCAACTTTATTGTGCAAATTCCTGCCGCACTTACCCGTGCCGGCTTTGCTTTGGGTGAAATGGTGGGAATTTTAGACGAGACGGATTTGCAGAAAAAACTGGGAGAATTTAGAAAAGAACAGTCGGCGAAAGAAATCAAATCGCTCGGGGAAACGGTTCAGTCTCTCGGCAAAGATTTCGACAAAATCGGACAATCGGCGGGTGCTGCTTTCGATGAAGCTACCGCAGATGTGGAAAGGCTAGAAAACGCGATGGCGGCCGTTGACGAAAGCAGGCCGCTTGACCGAGCAAAGCTGGAAGTGGAGCTGGCAAGAGCCTACAACGTCGAACGGCAGGTGGGGCTGGATTTATCGAAGCAACTTGCGGACGCGCAAGTTGAGCTGACGAAGAGCAAACCAAAGGCAGAAATTGCTGAAATCTCAAGGCCGGATAATCTAAGGGCACTTAATGAACTGCGCGGGATTCAAAATCAGCAAATGATTCAGCTCAACAACGAGATGAGCACAGCAATCGCGAACGGCAAAGCAGTCGGAATGATCGAAGAAAGAAAACTGAAGCTCATGAAAGAGCAGACGGACGTGAACCTAAGGCTGAACAAGATTATTGCGGAAAACGACGCGATCTTTTTGAACGCCGGCGACATGATCGCCCAAGGCTTCGAGGACGCGATCCTCAGCGGTCAAAAGCTCGGCGAGGTCGTCCGCTCACTCGGTCGTGATTTGGTTCGTCTGGTCTTTAGCCAACTGGTCACGCAGCCACTCGCAGCCGGCATCAGCGGCGCAATCAAAGGCGCGTTCGGCTTCCGCGCAATGGGCGGACCCGTCGCCAGCGGCTCGCCTTACGTCGTCGGCGAGCAAGGACCAGAACTCTTCGTTCCGCGCGCCAGCGGCACCATCGTGCCGAATAACAAGATGGGCGG